GCAACTGAAGCAACTGAAGCAACTGAAGCAACTGAAGCAACTGAAGCAACTGAAGCAACTGAAGCAACTGAAGCAACATCAGAAGTTAGTACTTCGGAATAAATTTTAAATATATAGTAAATTTTTTTACAAAAAATTCCATTTAATTATAATAAATTTTTATAAAAATTTATATTATAGTTAATCAAATATATTAAACTATTATCATTTATTAAATCAATTAATATGATAATTTTGTAATAAGTTAAAAAATATATAAAAAATTGATTTTTATTAGTATTATTAATATAAGTAATATGTCGAAATCAAGAAGTAAAAAATTCGTTAAAAAAACTCATTATGAACATATTATTGATGTTCCTGATACATATATCGGAGGCATTGAATTAATAGAAGATGAATTATATACTTTAGAAGAAAAAGATGATAATATTAAAATAATACATAAAAAAATTAGTTATGTACCTGGTTTAGAAAGAATATATGAAGAAATTTTGTTAAATGCTTTTGACCAAACTGTAAGAGAAGGAACGGGTGTTACAAAAATTAAGGTTGATATTAATCAAAAGACCGGTGAAATTAGTATTTATAATGATGGTGACGGTATTCCTGTAATAAAACACGATGAATATAATGTTTGGATTCCAGCCATGATTTTTGGCGAATTACTTACTTCTTCAAATTATGATACAAATCAGAAAAGAATAACAGGAGGTAAAAATGGTTATGGTGCGAAATTAACAAATATTTTTTCTACATCATTTAAGGTAGAAACGATTGATGATAAAGAGAAAAAAAAATTTGTAATGCAATTTGAAAATAATATGAAGGTTAAACATAAACCGAAGATTACAACAAATAGTTCTAAACCATATGTTCAAATTACATTTACACCAGATTTTTCTAAATTTGGATTAAATGGATTTACAGATGATATATATAATTTAATGAAAAAACGTGTATATGATATATCTGCTTGTTCAAATAAAAATGTAAATGTTTATTTAAATGGTAATCGAATCAAAGAAAAAACATTTGACCAATATGTAAATTTATATATTGGTGCTGATAAAATTGTTAAAAAACGAGTTTATGAAGTATGTTCTGAACGTTGGGAAGTTGTTGCGACAATGAGTGATGAAACATTTGAACAAGTTTCATTTGTTAATGGTATTTCAACAAAAAGTGGAACACATGTTAATTATATTGAAGGACAATTAACTAGAAAATTAAAGACTATAATTTCTAAAAAAAATAAAAATATTCAGAATAGTTTTATAAAAAATAAACTTTCTTTATTTATAAAATGTTTTATTGAAAATCCGGTTTTTAATAGTCAATCTAAACAAGAATTAACTAGTAAACATCTAAAATTTGGTTCTACTTGTATTTTATCTGATAAATTTATTAAATCTTTTTCAAAAATTGGTATAATCGATGAAGTATTAAGTTTTGCTGAATATAAAGATGAAAGAAAATTAAAAAAAACTGATGGTAAAAAAAAAATTAGATTAACTGGTATTCCAAAATTAGAAGATGCAAATTGGGCTGGTAGTAAAAAATCAGATCAATGTATGCTTATATTAACAGAAGGAGATTCAGCAAAAACTTTTGCAATTTCCGGTCTAACTATTATTGGAAGAGATAAATATGGAATTTTTCCATTGAAAGGTAAACTTTTAAATGTCAGACAAGCAACGAAAACTCAATTGTTAAAAAATGAAGAATTAACGCACCTTAAACATATTATTGGATTAAAACAAGATTATAAATATACAAGTTTAAAAGAAACACGTTATGGTGGTATTATAATTTTAACAGATCAAGATGTAGACGGTTCTCATATTAAAGGTTTAGTTATGAATTGGGTTGAACATTTTTGGCCAGAATTAGTTAAATTAGGTTTTTTAATATCTATGGCTACACCAATTGTTAAATGTTTTAAAGGTAAAAAAGTTGAAATTTTTTATACTGAAACAGAATATGATCGTTGGATAAAAAAAAACAACGATGGTAAAGGTTGGAGAATTAAATATTATAAGGGTTTAGGAACAAGTTCTGGAAAAGAAGCGAAAGAATATTTTAAAGATATTGAAACTAAACTCATTAAATATGTTGATGATGATAATACTAAAACTGCTATTAACTTGGCATTTGGTCCATCAAAAGATTTTTCCGATATTAGAAAACAATGGTTATATAACTATGATCGTGAAAACATTATTGAACAATCACAAAAAATAGTTACTATTAATGAATTTATTAATAGAGATTTAATTCATTTTTCAAATGCTGATAATATGAGGTCGATTCCACATGTTTTAGATGGATTAAAACCATCACAACGAAAAGTATTATTTTCGGCATTAAAAAAAAATCTTAAAAATGAAATAAAAGTTTCTCAATTTGCAGGTTACGTTTCTGAAAATTCTGCATATCATCACGGTGATATGAGTTTAATGGGAACTATTATTGGTATGGCACAAAATTATGTTAGTTCAAATAATATAAATTTACTTAATCCAAATGGTCAATTTGGTACTCGATACCAAAATGGTGATGATGCTGCTAGTTCAAGATATATATTTACAAATTTAAATGATATTACAGTTCATATTTTTGATATAAATGATACACCAATACTGAATCATTTAACTGATGATGGAAAAAATATTGAACCAGAATTTTTTGTTCCAGTTGTACCTATGATTTTAGTAAATGGTACTAAAGGTATTGGAACCGGTTTTAGTACAGATGTTCAACCTCATAATTTAGATGAAATTATAAAAGCATTAAAAGATAAAATTCAAGGTAAAACTCCAAAAAAATTACATCCTTGGTATAGAGGTTATACAGGAAAAATATCTTATTTAGGTAATGATGAGATACCGAATCATATAAATAATGGAAGATATTTAGTTACAGGTTCATATAATATTTTTGATGAAAAAAAATGTATTATTGAAGTTACTGAAATACCAATTGGTGTTGCTACTGAAAAATATAAAGCGGATTTAGAAAAATTAATAATAGATAATTCAAAAGATATTAAACCAGCTGTTCGTAGAGCACAATGTATTACACATTTTGATAATTATTCAACCGAATCAAGAGTTAGATTTTTGATTTATTTTGATAAAATAAAATTTTCTAAAATCTTACAAAAAGAAAATGGATTTATTGATGTTTTAAAAATATCAAAAACAGTTACTACAAATAATATGCATCTTTATAATCCACAAGGAGTTATTACAAAATATAAAACTACAAACGATATTTTAGATGAATATTTTAATTTTCGATTAAAATTTTATAATACCCGAAAAGTAAATATGCTACAAACTTTAGACAAAGAACTCCACATCTTAGAAAATAAAGTACGATTTATTAAAAAAGTTATTAATAATACAGTCAAAATTTTTAAAATGAAAATTAATATTGTTAGAGAACAATTAGAAGAGAAACAATTTGAAAAATTTGATATAACTAATTCAGGTAAAATATCTTATGATTATTTAACTGGTATGCCTATTCATTCATTGACGGATGAAAAAATCAGAGAATTGAAAGAATTAAGAGATAATAAAAGAGAAGACATGACAATTTTAGAAGACACTACTATTCAAGAATTATGGACATATGATTTGGATGATACTTTAGAATTGAATAAAAAATATAATAAAATTCTTCAAGATGATAGAGAAAGTGAAACTGTTAAAAAAACAAAGTCAAAACTTAAAAAAATTGTACGAAAAAAAAAATAGATACTAAAAAATAATATCACATTGTTAAAGAACTCTACCTTTAGTATATGCTTCGTTATAATTTGTTTTTTTTTTATATAAATAATTAAAAAATAACAAGTCCATAATTTATTATTTTTTAAGTAAAACTTTTTCAGTTAAATTTTTTAGAATTATGATTCTTCATACTTTGGAGCCAAACATAATTTTATGGAACCTAATGAGGCACATGTATAACGAATAATTAATGGATAATCATTTTTGAGATACATTTCAATTGAGTTACATAAATTTGTACATTTACAAAAAGATATAAGATGTTTTGTTGAAAATACACCTTGTACAATTTCTTCTGGATTTGCTTTAGTAAAACTAATACCATCCATTGTTTCACCAATAATTGTTTCTTGTGTAGCAAAGTCCCCAAGACAACTAAACATTAATTTATTTCCATAACTTTTTATTTCTATCTCACTTGATAAATTATTCATATCTTTTACTATTTTTTGAAAATCAACTGATGGTAATGTAATTACAGAATCAAAGGTTGTCGGTGGAACTACAATATTCTCCTCATCAATTTCCATAAGATTTAGTTTGTAATTTGTAATTGAATTTTTTTCACCATTTTCTATCCGAATTCCCAATACACCATTATTACCACTGTCTACATATAAATTTAAAGTATCATCATTACCAATTGTTCTTATCAATTTAAATAAATTTATCATATTAACACCTAAAACCAAGGGTTGTTTACAATAATAATATTCAAAATCATCAGCTTGTAATCGTAAATGGACTAATACTGTATGAGTTGAATCCATTTTCATAATTTTCATACCAGTTTTATCAAATTCCATATTAGCATCTGTCAAAATTTCTTTTAAAGCTTCTATTAATATACGAAATGCAGAACTTTGTACAGTTTTGACATCTAAAATTTTTGACATATCTTGAATTTTTGACATAGTCTGTTATAATTATTATTATAAGTTAATTACTTAATTACTTTAACGAAAATATCAATAAAAATTTTTTTATTGAATTATTATTTATTTATTTCTGTTTATACTATATATAAAAAATGAGTAATAAGTGTTATAATTCGTCTTATATATTTGATAATTGTCAATCAGTTTCTCAAAGTAAATATATGCTTATTGAAAATAATAATAAAAATACAAATCAATGTAAAAAATATCATTGTCATTATAAAACAACTGGTGAATTAGTTTGTAAAACAGATATTATTGATATCCACGATTATAAAAGAAAACAAAATACAATTAATATGAATAAACAATATAAAGAAATTTCTGAAAATGGAATTCAACAATCTCAATGCTTATACGATGCTTTTGGTAATTTAGTATGTGATATAAATAGTAATTATTGATTTATTAATAAAATTGATATATTTATAGTCTAATAACTTAATATTATTTATAATATAATGAATACTATAAAATATAAATCTATTTCTATTCCAAAACTAGATGAAATATTTTGTAATAGCAATATTGAATTACCTGATTTAGTAATTGATATAATAGCACAATATTCGCAATTTGAATATAATTTTACTATGAATATAAATATAAATATTTCTCGTATTGATAAAATTTACTCGCATCCCGACAATGTTAATTCATTTAAAATGAACGTATATTCTTCTATTTCTCTTGGAGAGATTAGAAAAAGATTTGATAAATATATTAGGAACATGTCTATTAAACATTATTTTTATTTAATGAAAATGGGGTATTTAGAATCTTTACTAAGATATAATTCTATACCTAAAGAAATTTTAATTAAATTAAAAGAAAATGAAAAATATTTTACACCAACATTTAGAAATGTGCGTGGAAAATATTGTGTAACTTATCTAAGAAGATATCTCTATTCAGTACTTAATATTGCACAGAGGCAACAATCTTTCATATTTTATATCTAAATAATATATATATAATGGTTAAAAAATCAGCTTTAAAAAAAAATATAAAAAAATAAAAAAAACTGGACTGGTAAAAAAATTGCTATTGAAGAAAGGTGGAGGTGCAGATTTTGATGATATTATTACTATTATTCCGGCAGAAAATGAAGACAATAAACTATATACCGAAGCGTGTAAGGAATATAACGTAGAATTTACAAACTTAAATGATGATGATGGTAAATGGAAAATGATTACTGCGGATGGTAATGATGACGATGACGAGTTTATATGTTCTGATTTTGCTAAATTTATAAAGATGTTAAATAAAAAATATCCAAATGGAATTTCACCTGTAAAGATTAGTGATAATTCTATATATGGAGAAGGAACGTATGTTCTTTCAGGTCAAAATCTATCAGATAAATTGGATGAATTTTGTAAAATAAATAAAAATTTAAAGTCGTGTAAAAATAACGAACCAATATTAAAACATATTATAAGAAATAATCCTGCCGAAGCTTGGGAAACACTTGAAGGACAAAAAATATTAAGTGATTTTAATAAAGTAGTAAAATATTACATGACTGCTAGATATGTTTCAAAGGAAAATATAAAAGAAATACCAGAAATTATGGAGACTGGATACTGGAATATGTTTGTAATACCTGTTGTTAAATATATTAATATTCCTAACGATTTTAAAGAAAGAGTAAAAGATATTTCATTTCCTAATGATGAACCAACAAGAAAAAACTTTCCTTCTACATTTGGTCAATATATCGAGATTATGAAAGAATATAAATCTGAACATGATTTTGGCGATAATATAAACAAAAAATGGCCTAAATATATAGAAGATCATCAACCTTGGGGGAGAAATGCAGTTAATTTTATTAATTTTTATGGAAAATACAAATATCCTGCTCCAAAAAACGTTACTGTTGATGAAGTTAATGAAGAATATAAAAACTATATTTTAAAAAATGGAGTTGTTAGTTTAGAAGAATTAGCACAATTTCTTTTTAAAGATGAAGATGAGGAAGAAGTAGCCGGAGAAGAAGAAGATATTAAAGAAAATATAGGTGGTAAAAAAAAACGAAAAACTAATGGTGATAAAAGAGCACGAAAACACAGAGGTATTGTTCAAATCGGTGGTAATAAAGGGCATTTGAGAAAAGGTTATAGATATTCTGGTAAAAAATTAAAAAGTGGATTACCACAAATTATTAAATGTAAAAAATGTTAAATTTTAAAATATAAAAATAAAATTGAATATTATCTTTAATAAGAATAAAAATAATGTTAATGTATCAACCGCAAGATAGATATATTCCTTTAGTATATTTAGATGATAATCAAAGAGAAAGAAATTCCCCATGTTTAATTAAATTAAATAAATTCATTAATTTGTTTTCACTATTAGTGAGTATATATTTGATTTCAAATACTGTATTATTAAAATTTAAATATTTAGATTACATTTCTGTTGACGATAAAATTCTATATTCTTTATTTGGAATCGGTATTTTATATTTTATTAGTTCTCTATCTTCATTCGGTAATCGAAATAGAATAAATATAAAATCATGTTATTTATATTTACTTTGTTTATCAGTTATTGCTGAAATGGCTTATGGTTCTGCTTTATATAAAAAAGAACCAGAATTATTTCAAAATTTAGAGTTAAAATATTTCTTATTATCGTTGGGATTTTTTCATTTAATTTATCTTTCAGTTATGATATTTTTAAAATATAAAATGCAATAACTGAGAGTAATTTCGCTTAAATATGAAAAGTAAATATCTAAAAACATAGTAAAGATGAATTATTATCAAATATTAGAGATTGATATTAATGTAGAAGAAAATTTAATTAAAAAAAGTTTTAGAACATTATCAAAAAAATTTCATCCGGATAAAGGTGGAGATGAAGAAAAATACAAGAAAATAACTGAAGCATATAATGTTTTAGGTAATCCTGCAAAAAAAAAAGAATATGATTCTTTATTATTTACTACGAATTTGAAATCAATAATTATTTTAAGTGATGATGATGACCAACAAGAACAAGGTATGAGTGCATTTGATGATAATGATATCGCAGATGATAATGATGATGATAAAAATAATAGTGAAGAAAATTATTTTAGAAAAAGAAAAAATTCTATAAATTCATTACCAAAGAAAGACCCTTTTGAAAATATAATAAATAAATTTATGTACGATAATCGTAATTATCTAAATTTAGATGAAAATAATCAACGAGATGAACAAATTAATCAACGAGATGAACAAATTAATATTTTATTAAAAAAGATGTATAACGGTTCACATCTAAATGATGAAATATTGAATATAATGAGTAAAAATTTTCCATATGATATATCACATATTACAGATTTATGGAAAAACGTAATAAAAGAGAAAGATAAAAAAGTAAAAGAAGAAAATAAAATTTATAAAATTTATAAAATATCTACACCTTTAAGCAATTTAATAACAAAAAGTAAAAAAAATATAGTAATAAATTATTCAAAAAAATGTACAAAATGTTTAGGTATATTCAAACTCTATAAATGTAGAGCATGTTTAACGACATACAAAAAACAAATGAAGCGATGTTTAGAATGTAATACAAATTTAAAACCAATTTATTGTAAGAATTGTAAAGAAACCGGTAAAATAAATCAAAAAATAACGTTAAATATATTCTTATATGAAATGGAAATAATTCCAGAAAATTATAGAAATATAGTGATAAAAATAATTCCAAAAAATTCAACCAATTTTAGTATAATAAATGATATAGATATAAAAACACAGCATGAAATTTCATTTTATGATTGTATGTATGGTACAAATATAAAAGTAAAGTACTTTTGTAAAAAAGTGTTGGTAGTAAAAATTCCTCCGAAAGTTCCTGTACATATTCCATTTATTGTAACAAATTATGGAATATTAAATAAAACTGGGACAAAAAGAGGTAATTTATTAATAGAATTAGTAATAAAATATCCAACAAATATTACAAAAAAAACTTTATAAATATATAAGTAACTTAATCGTATAATAAATAAATTATGAGTACATTTGGTAGATTATACAAAGTAACAACATTTGGTGAATCACATTGTGATAGTGTTGGAGTAATAATTGATGGTTGTCCTTCAAAATTATGTTTAATAGAGAAAGATATTCAAACACAGTTAGATAGAAGAAGACCCGGTCAAAGTAAAATTTCTACTGAACGAAATGAATTAGACAGAGTAAAAATTCTTTCCGGTACTGAACAAGGTAAAACACTTGGAACTCCTATTGGAGCAGTTGTGAAGAACAGAGATATGAGACCAGAAGATTATAACTTTGATAAAAATAGTTATGTTGTGAGACCATCTCATGCTGATTTAACTTATCATTTAAAATATGGTATTCATGCATCGAGTGGAGGGGGAAGATCAAGTGCTCGAGAAACAATTGGTAGGGTAATAGCTGGAACAATCGCTGAAAAGTGGATGTATGAAAATTATAACATAGAAATCATTGCTTGGGTGAGTTCTGTTGGTAATATTAATTTTGATATATTTAATAAAAAATATAAAAATTTATATAAGATACTTACTCGTAAAGATGTTGATAAAACTATAGTTCGTTGCCCAGATGAAGATATTTCAAAAGAAATGATAAAATATATTCAACAGTTAAAAAATTTGGGTGATACAACTGGTGGAATTATTAGTTGTATTTGTAGAAATGTTCCACAAGGATTAGGAGAACCGTGTTTTGATAAGTTGGAAGCTAAATTGGCACATGCTATGTTATCTATTCCGTCAACAAAAGGATTTGAAATTGGTTCCGGATTTGAAGGAACAAAATTAACTGGTAGTATTCATAATGATATTTTTATAAAAAAGGGTAATCGCATAGGCACTATTACAAATAATAGTGGTGGTATACAAGGTGGAATATCAAATGGAGAAGATATATATTTTAAAGTAGCATTTAAACCAGTTTCTACAATAAAAACAGAACAACAAACAGTTAATTTATTAGGTGATTCGCATATTTTAAAAGCAAAGGGAAGACATGATCCATGTGTAGTTAATAGAGCTATTCCAATAGTAGAATCCATGGCAGCTATGGTATTAATTGATGCAATTTTACTTCAAAAAATGCGAAATTAATTTCTTTTCTTATTATATATTATAATGACAAAATCAATAACAGATATTATATCAAATATAACACCTTTTATTAAACCATTATTTATTGCTGATATTATGGTTAAAACAGCAATTTTAATTGTCGTATCATTTTATATTGGTGGATTTATAGATAAGTTATTTCCAAAACCAGATGAAAACAAGAAGACAAGTATAATTTGGTTTGAATTATTGATTCAAGCTGGTATAGGTTCTGTAATAACATTTTTATATAGAACAGTTTTAACTCAATTAAGTAATAATTTCGATTTATTGGATAGTTCAATGTCGAATTTATCTACAAAAGGAGCATCTTTATTTGGAGCTTATATTTTTTTCGGAACACAAAAGAATATAAAAACTAAATTTGAAATTTTAAAAAAAAGATAAAGTAATATTAAAGAATTTAATTTAAATATAAAAAATTTAATTTTTATATTTAAAAATAAATACGTTTAGATTATTTTCATTCGTTCAAATAATTAAGTGTCATTTTTTGTAATCTTTAAAATTTGTATAATAATCGAATCAATTGTATCATGAGATTTATTATTAATAAAATCATTATTTTTATCTATTTCTAAAAATTTTTCAAGTTCTAACATATATATTGGAGTGACATATCCATTTCTATAATTTAATCTATTTAGAATAGTATTTCTATCGGATTTGATATAAATAAATTTGATTAAAGGATTTTTATTTTTTATTATTTGGCGATGTTTAATAAATAACGATGCTTGTGAAATAACTAAATTTTGATGTTTTTTTTTGAGTTTATAAATTTTGTTGGCAATAATATGGTGATATTTTCTGACATCTTCTATTGTAAAATGTTGCTCTTGTTTTAATTTATTTTTCATTTTCTCTGGAAGATATTCATCTGCATCTTGGAAATAGAAATTAAATTTACTTTTATAAATATTACCTATAAAGTTTTTGCCTACACCAGGCAAACCATATAAATATATTAGCATATTAAATATAAATATAGTATAATCATTATATTATTTATATTTACAAAAAATAAAAATTTAAAAATTGATTTTTATTTTTTAAATATAAAATTGATTTTTATTTAAAATTAATAATTAATTATGAAAGATAATTTTGATACTGATAAAACGGATAATCTCACTGATAAAACAGATAATCTTACTGATAAAACAGATAATCTTACTGATAAAACGGATAATCTTACTAATCGAATAAATAAATTTGATTCGTATATTGGTGATGATTTGAAATTAAATAGTGATACAACATGGAATATTGTTCGTTCATATTTGGAACAACATAGGGGTAAACAATTAGTTAGTCATCAAATTGATTCATATGATAATTTTATTGAAAATGATATTCCAAATATTATTAAAGAACATAATCCTATATTAATAACAAAATTATTTCAAGATAATAGATATTCAAAAATTCAATATCAAATTTCTTTTGAAAAACCAAATATAAGTAATCCAATAACAATCGATAGTTCGGGAAGAGTAAAGAAATTATATCCAGATGAAGCAAGAATTCGTCATTTAACTTATTCAATGCCTTTAAGTGTAGGCATAAAACAAACTGTAATATATTTTGATAATGATAATAAAATAGTGAATAGGAGTAATACTTTTGCAAATCGTATTATTATTGGACATATTCCAATAATGACGTATTCAAAATATTGTTTAGTAACACGAAATTTACAGAATTATGACAAAATCGGTGAATGTAAATATGATCTTGGAGGTTATTTCATAATTAATGGTAGTGAGAAGGTAATAGTTTCCCAAGAGAGAATGTGTGATAATAAACTTTATATATTTAAACTGAGACAAACAAAATTTTCTCATATTTGTGAATGTCGTTCAAATAAAAATATAAGTGATATTTATCATTTAATTCAAATAAAAATTTTATCAAAAGATGGTTTAAGTGGTAAATGTACCTTAAAAGTTCGAATTCCACATCTTCGAGAAGATATTCCAATATTTGTATTATTTCGTGCTTTAGGTGTTATATCAGATAAAGAAATTATTTCATTTGTAACAGGAGATAAAATAAACGATGAGTATATAGAATTATTAAAGCCATCTATTATAGAGGCAAATAATTTAAAATTTTTAGATGAGGGAATTAAAACACAGGAAAAAGCATTAAAATATATAAATAATTTTTTAACAACAAAATCCAATAATATAATGGATTATTTAGGTCGTAGTCTTTTACCACATCTTGGTAAAGATTCAAAGAATAAATGTTATTTTTTGGGATATATGATAAAGTGTTTATTAGATGGTATTTTGGGAAAACGAAATTTATCAGACAGAGATCATTATGCTAATAAAAGAGTTGAATTACCAGGAACTTTATTATCTCAAATATTTAGACGATTATATAATAAGATGTTAAAAGATTTAAAAGCATCAATTTATAAAGAAATCAGTACAAGTTGTGAAGTTAATATTACGAAATTAATCAAATCTTCAACTATTGAAAATGGATTTAAATTCGCTTTGGCAACTGGTAATTGGAATATTAAAGCTGGAGTAAATAAAAAAGTCGGTGTAGCACAAGTATTAAATCGATTAACATATTCTGCTACTCTTTCTCATCTACGACGTCTAAATACCCCAATCGATAGGTCAGGTAAATTAGTTAAACCCCGTCAATTACACAATACACATCTTGGTATTTTATGTCCAGCGGAAACTCCAGAAGGACAGTCAGTTGGTATCGTTAAAAATTTAGCATTAACAGCTAATATAACTATTGGTTCAAATCCAGAACCAATAAAACAAATTCTATTAGATAGTGATTTAATTAAATTACAAGATTTAGAATTTTGTGATTTAAATGATACAACTAAAATATTATTGAATGGTAATTGGATGGGTGTTCATAAAGATCCAGTCAAATTAGTAAAAAAACTAATTAAATTTAGAAGAAGTGCTGAAATTGATTATCAAAGTTCTATTGTATTTGATACAAATAATAATGAAATAGTTATAAATACTGATACTGGTCGCTGTTGTCGTCCATTATACATCGTTGGTGATGATAATAAATTATTAGTTAAAGAGGAGCATATGAAAAATATTATATCAAGAAAATGGTCATGGAAACATTTAATTCGATTCGGTTTAATTGAATATATAGATGTTGAAGAAATGGAAGTATGTATGGTTGCAATGAATATTTCAGATTTAGAAGATTCAGATATTAAATATACTCATTGTGAAATTCACCCAAGTTTAATGCTTGGAGTTTGTGCTTCGATGATTCCATTTCCTGACCATAATCAATCTCCTAGAAATACGTATCAATGTTTAGATCCAAATGAACCAGTTTTAATGGCTGATGGAACTCGAAAATTAATAAAAGATATTAAAATTGGCGAGAAAGTAATGTCATTTAATCCAATTACTTTAAATTATGAACGAACAAGAGTAATTAATCAATATGTAAGAAAAACAGAAAAGAAAATATATAAAATTAGAACAATATCAGGTAGAGAAATTACAGCGACAGAAGATCATAAATTTATGACATCAAGTGGATGGAAAATGGT